CTGTCCGTCCGCATCAGCGGCGACAAACGCGGCGTCTGGTCGGACTTCGCCACCGGCGACAAAGGCGACCTGTTGGACCTGTGGGTTGCTTGTCGGTGCACGTCTATGGCTGAAGCCATCCGCGAGGCCAAGCAATACCTTGGCGTGCGTGACAACCTCCCCCAACCTCCCGCCAAGATCTATAAACGCCCAGCTAAGCCGTTTTGTCAGCCCCCAAAGAGCGGCGTCAAGGAATGGCTCACTGGGCGCGGCCTCTCGGTCGAGACCATCAGCGCTTTCAAGATCGGCGAAGTGACGCACGGCCTCAAGACCTACGCCGTGTTCCCCTTCTTGCGAGACGGCGAACTCATCAACGCAAAACACCGCAACGTCGCAGAAAAGCGCGACATGCGCCAAGAGGCCGGAGCGGAGCCGTGTCTCTTTGGCTGGCACTTGATCGACCCGAAGGCCCGGACCGTGGCCATCTGCGAGGGCGAAATCGACGCTATGACGCTTCATCAAGCTGGTATCCCTGCCCTGTCAGTCAATCAAGGCGCAGGCAATCACCAGTGGATCGAGACGGAATGGGACCGCCTGGGACGATTCAGCGAGATCCTGATTTGCTTTGACGACGATGAGGCAGGGCGCAAAGGTGCACGCGAGGTTGCAAACCGCCTGGCCATCGAGCGCTGCAAACTTGTCACCTTCCAAGGTCACAAGGACGCCAACGAAGCGCTTCAGGCTGGCTGGGCTCCTGCTGACTTCCGTGATGCCTTGAGGTATGCGCAGCCTCTCGACCCCGACGAGTTGGTGAGCATCGCCAACTATCGCGACCAGGTCAAAGCCTTGTTCTACCCGGCTGACAGCGACCCTACTGATCCAGTGTTGCGATTCGGGAGAACGAACTACGACTGGTTCGAGTTCCGCAAAGGCGAATACAGCGTGTGGACGGGCATCAATGGCCACGGCAAGAGCCTGATGAACAACCAGGTTCTTCTGGGCCTGATGGATCAGGGTGAGCGGGTCTGTGTCTACAGCGGCGAAATGCCACCGGCACGCCAACTCAAGCGCTTGGTGAAGCAGGCCACCGGACTGGATCGCCCGACCCCTGGGTACATCGACGCGGTGTCTGATTGGGTGCAAGAGCGCATGTGGCTGTTCAACGTTAACGCGATGGCAACCCTCGACCGTCTCTTGGAAGTGTTCGCCTATGCAGCCCGCCGCTACGCCGTAACTCACTTCGTGATCGACAGTTTGATGATGCTGGCAGATGTTCCAGAGGATGGCCCCGGCGCTTTCAGCGCTCAGAAGACCGCAGTCCAAAAGATCACCACTTTTGCCAAGCAGCACGGATGCCACGTGCACCTGATCGCGCATCCCCGCAAGGCTGGCGACGAGTCAAAGGCCCCGGGAAAGATGGACGTATCCGGCTCAAGTCGCATCACCGACGCGGCAGACAACGTGTTCTCCGTTTGGTCCGCCCGCAAGGAGGACGGCGAAGAGAGCGACCAGCCAGATGCATTGCTTGAACTCAACAAGCAGCGCAACGGCGAAGTTCAGCACCGCAAATTGTGGCTCTGGTTCAACCGCGAGGCCCAGCAGTACACGACCACCAGCAACCGAAAGACCGTCTCTTACGTGCCTTACAGCGGAGATGTCTATGTGTCTCACGCCCTGTAAGGCAAACCGAGCCAAAGGATAGGAAACAGCCAATGCTCACTTTCACTCAAGCAAACAGCGAAGACGACGGACAAAGCGAAGCCGTCATCAAGTCGATTCTGGAAGAGTCTGCCCCAGCTCGCCCGGGCGACGTCGTTCACACCTACTTCGCAAGGATGGGGCTTGACTTCGCCTTGCCCCAAAGCGTTCGGATTCACCCAGGCCTGAACTACTTGCTCGGCACCCGTGAGTCTCTCGGCCGATTCCCTGCACTCGTCCTGCCCATTCAAGACTCCAAGGGCAGGTATCGCGCAATTGAATTGCTCTACCTCGATGAATCGGGCACGCCTGCTCCGGTGATCAATCCACGCCAGGCCTATTGGTTGGAAGACATCGAGCCAGGAACATTCATGACCATTCAGCAGCCCACACAAGGCGCCTGCGGTGTTGCTGTGGGATTCGGTGAGGCGCTGGCAGCGAACCACTTCACCGGAGCGCCGATGTATGCGGTTGGCTCGCCCGACGACTTGGAGGCCTTCCAGATCCCCGAGGGCATTTCCCATTTGCTGGTGTTTGCTCGTTCCGACTGCCAGGCACAAGCCCTGGCGCTTCACGAACGTGCTGAGGCGCTCGGCATCGTTGCCGACGTCATCCACCCGTCAGACGGCTATCCAAGCTGGATGACGGAGTTTGCCCTCAGGGGCGCCGTGCCAATTGATGAGATCGCAAAGCGCCACTCCGACGAATTCACCACCCCCAACGAGGAGACAGACCATGAATGAATTGACGAACGATCAAACTAGCCCCCCAGGCTTTTGGGGTGGACTGCTGAACCAAGCATCAACCCCGATGGGGATGGGCCTTCTCTCTGCTGCCTTTGGCGGCCTTGCTGGCGCCCGTCCAGGGCAGTTGTGGAACAACTTGGGACGCGCAGGGCGAGAGGGCCTGTTGGGCTACTCGATGGCTCAAGAACGTGAGCAGCAATTGGCCCAACAGAAGAAACAAGGTCAGATGTTTGACCTCCAACTGAAGCAAGTGCAACAAGGACAGCAAGACCAGACAGATTTGCGCAACCTGGCTCAGCAGTTCTACAAGCCGCCAACGATGACCATGGACCAGGTGAACGCCGCCCCCGGCCAGGTCGGTCCCACAAACGCCCGAGCTGACCTGATCGGCAACACTCAGCCCACCTTTGACACTGGCGGCTTCATCAATGCCTACATGGCAAAAGATCCGCTGAAGGCCATGCAACTGCGTGCCTCGTTGGCGAAGGAATCACAGTTCGACAAGTTCAAGCCTGAGAACTACACGGCGGCATCGGTGTCCGAGGCGATGCGGACGGGCGATTACAGCAAGTTGGTTCGTCAAGACAAACTGCATTTTGCAGATACGGGCGGCGCGGTCGCTGGCCTAAACCCATTCACAGGTCAGCAAGTTGCATCGGTCGACAAGAGCGGCAACCCATTCGAAGACGTGGTGGTGCGCGATGCCAAAGGCAATCTGGTGCCGAACGCTCCTCTTGTCGGCGCCAAAGCCTCGATTGCCAGGGCTGGGGCTCCAAGCGTGAGCGTCAGAAATGACATCAAGACCGGCGACAGCTTGGCTACGCAAGTCGGCCCGATGGTGCGTGAATCTTACGTCGCTGCCCAAGGAGCAGCCCAAGCTGCAGATTCTGCAAATCGAGTGATCCAGGCCATTGACACGGGCAAGGTGATTACTGGTCCATTCGCAAATGGTCAGCTTGCGGCGGGCCAGTGGGCCACCACCCTTGGCATTGGCGGCAAAGACACTCAAGAGAGCATTGCAAACACTCGAGCAGCAATTCGCGGATTGGCAGAGTTGACCTTGAACGGTCGAAAGCAAATGCGAGGCGAGGGCGCCATTACTGAAAGCGAAGGCAAATTGGCAGAACGCGCAATGTCGGGTGACATCACCATGACGGCGGGTGAAATCCGTCAACTTGCATTGGCCTCTCGCCGTGCCGCGAAGTGGACCTATGACCAGCATCAGTCCCAACTCGGCAACATGAGACAAGACCCGAATCTTCAAGGGCTGTCCCGCTTTTATAACGTCACCCCTTTCCCTGAATCGCCATCAATTGGCGGCCACGAAATTGACTTCAGGAGCTTGAAATGAACGTACGTCTTCCTGATGGGACTTTGATCAAGAACGTCCCTGACAACATGACCAAGGCTGAACTCGTCGCCAGGCTTCAGGCCAATGGCTATGACTCAGCAAAACTGCAACCACAAACACAGGGCACCGGCTCTCAAGCTGTGGATGCAGGCAATGCAGTTGGCACAGGTTTTTGGCGTGGAGCTGTACGCCTCGCGGGGTTGCCTGTTGATACCGCCCAGAACCTGATTGACCTCGGCAAAGCAGGGGCAGGCGTTCTTTACAACGAAGTCACCGGCCAGGGTGTGCCTCAGGCTCTGGAAGTCAATCAAGATCGGTCCAACGTGACGGGGTCTTCCGATTGGCTGCTCAAGCAAGCGCGAAAGTCCGATGCGGGCCGCTTCATGGTTGACCCAGTCAATCCGGAATTTGAAGGTGGATATCTGCAAGCCGGTGGCGGCTCCCTTGCGGGCGGTGTCGTCAACCCGCGCAATGTGGCTCAGTTGACGAATCAAGCTGGACTTTCAGTAGTCTCCTCTGCGCTCGGTAAGGGCGCGGCTGATTTGACAGGCGATCCAGCCTTGGCCGTTACTGCAAGCCTCTTGCCCAATGCAACACAGGTCGCGGGTGGTGCTGGCGCACGTCGTGCTGTTCGAGGTGGCGAGCAGGGACGCAAAGACATGGTCCAACGTGTTCAGGACCTCAAGAACGCAGGCGTAGACGCCCCAACCCTTGGCCTCGCGTCTGGCAACCAGGTGATTGGCGGCGTTGAAAACTTGCTGCAGAGCACGCCGGGCGCAGTTGGGACGATGAAGCGGGCACGCGATACGGCAGTTGGCGGCCTGCAGGCCAAGACAAGCGATGCGGCGGACGCCGCTTCTTTGACGCGTGGATCCATGGAGGCCGGGCAAGCCATTCAGCGGGGCCTGCGTGATTTCCGCGAGTCGTTCAAAGGCAAACAGACAGGCCTTTACGACAAGCTCGACGCGCATATCCCGCCGAGCACACCCGTGGATGTCTCGCGCACCAAGGACACCTTGTCCAGGCTGAATGAAGACATCCCGGGCGCTCCTGAGTTGTCGAAGCAGTTCCGAAACGCCCGTATCCAGGCCATCGAGCAGGCAGTCGCTAGCGACACTTCAGGGTCGCCTAACTCCGTCATGGTT